GGTCGATGCCGGTGTCGGCTTGTTGGAAGATCTCAATGCCCTGCAGACAGGACAAGGTGGATTACAAAACATTTTGGGTGCGGTGCAAAAAGCTGGCACAGCCTATCAAACATTCAAAGGCAAGGACATTGCCAGCATAGCCAATCAAGAAGCCAAACAAGCAGCCAATCAAATACTTCAGACCAGCTTGCCAGGCGCAATGAGACAAGTGGTCAACGCTGGCAACGGTATATTCTTCCCCAATGCTCCCAAGAATCCCACAACCAATCGCACTGTGGGCACAGGCATAGGCGCTGGAGTATTAGGGCCCAATTCACGCATAGGATTCTAAATGGGTACCACAGTCAACTATGCCAATCCCAATGTCGACGGCACAGTAAAAATCTTTGATGAATTTTATGTGTATTCGGCCAATGTTCCGCAGTTGGAATACGATGCCATCTACAGTTATTTCCGCAGCGTGTTTGATACCTCTGAGGCTGCTGGTAATTTCACAGTCAGCGTGTTTAGGATCAGCGAAAGCAGTGGCATACCTGCCATGGAGTTGTTGCAACAGTTCCAAGGACAAAGCCAACCAGAACTGACCTTGACCTTGGCCTACTATCTCAACAGTGTGCGCAGTGATTCCACTTTGCTGGGCGTGAATCAACCAACCCAGCCCAACTTTTATGTGGCCAGGAATGTGAGACAATGACATGGCCAACAATTTCCGGCAAGGATTTTTCCAAGTAAAAAACCCTCACAAGTATGTAGGACTGGGCCGACCAAAATATCGTTCGGGTTGGGAAATGACTTTTATGATGTTTCTTGACAACAACGACCATGTGTTGCAGTGGGCCAGCGAAGGTGTAAGCATACCTTATCGTAATCCTATCACAGGCAAGCAGAGCATGTATGTGCCAGATTTTATTGTGACCTATCGCGGTCGCGACAACACTATGCGTGCTGAAATGATTGAAATCAAACCCAAAAAACAAAGCATCATAGAAGAACGCCAAAGCCAGCGAGATCGTGCGCAGGTGGCCATAAACTATGCCAAATGGGCCGAAGCTCAAAAATGGTGCCGACGCAACGGCCTGACTTTTAGAGTCATAACCGAAGATCAAATATTCCACAGTCCCAGCAGAAAAACCGGTAAATAGGGTATGACCCGAAAACTGGAAGAACTTTTTGATTTGCCACCCAGCGGTTGCGACAGCGAAACCACGGAACCAGACACGGTTCCTGCTACTCAAATGCAACTGCAAGAAATTGACGCTACCATAGACAAGATTGATCAGGCCCTGCCGGCTGTGCGTGGGCTGGATGCGTCGGATGCCGAAATGGACGAATTAGCAAACAAAGCGCAGGAGACTTTTGACAATCTAATGGACCTGGGCTTCAATGTGGACAGCAGGTATGCCAGTGAAATTTTTGCTGTAGCTGGAACCATGCTGGGACACGCACTCACAGCCAAGACTGCCAAGCTGAACAAAAAGCTCAAAATGGTTGAGTTGCAGATGAAAAAAGTCAAACTGGATCGTGATGTGCAAGGCGATGAGCCCGCACAAACAGCACACGGACAGGTGTTGAGCCGCAACGATTTGTTGGAAATGATCAAAGGGTCCAAGGACCAAAACAATAACAAAGCATAAATAGGATATAGGGATACAAATATGAAAAATTTTCAAGAATACCTGGCAGAAAGCCAAAGAACCTACAATTACCGCATCAAAATCGTAGGTGACGTCGAGCCCGCCTTGATCAAAATGTTAGAAGAAAAGCTCAAGCAGTTTGATCCAGTCAAAGTGTCAGCTGTCAAAAAGACACCCATACAGCTCAAGCCCGCAGACTTTCCTGCACACGCCAATGAAAGCGTCAGCGCCATGGATTGCGAATTCCGCTATCCGGCCATTGAGCCACAGATCCAGCAGATCGCTCAACTCCTAGGACTTGATCCAAACCGTATCCGTTTGTTGACCACAGCCTATGAAGACAGCATGGCCGATGAAAAAGAAAAGATTGAAGATCAAAACAAAGACCTGCTCACAGACACAGACTATCCTGCACCTGACGCAGAACAAAAAGCACTCAGCAAAGATTATGCCGCACCTTATGATCAACACGCTGTGTTGAAAAATGCTTACCGCAGTGAATTTACTGTGGCTGGCGGCAAGACACCGCCTGCCCAAACCACGAATGATTTGCCCATGGGCACTTCAAGTCCAATGACCAAGGTCAAACGACCACCACGTCCAGCTACAGGCGCCAACCCAAGAGGATAACAGAATGACATTTTTTTACGACCTAAACAAAAGATTGGCAGATATTGCCAAGAAACAAGACCTCAACGAAAGTGTTGGTAGCACCTCAGGATTCCTTGAAGGATCGACCGGCGACTATTCGGCCAAAAAGGCCCGTGCCGGCAAAGACATTGGGAAACCAGGCAAGATGTTTTCAAAGATCGCCAAGAGCGCAGGCGAGCGTTATGGCAGCAAAGAGCGTGGCGAGAAAGTGGCCGGTGCTGTGTTGGCCAAACTGCGTGCCAAAGAAAGTGTTGAAGAAAGTGACATGGACGAAAGCGCACTGCAAGCATATCTAGGCAAAAAGAAATATGGTGAGACTGGCATGAAGGCTTTACAAAAAGCCGGACGTGAAGGCGCCAGCAAAGAAACCATGGCCAAGATTCGTGCTCGTCATGACAAGATGGACGAAGCTGACATGGAAGAAGGCAACAAGTTTACAGGCAATTTGATGAAAGCTCGTGCCGCTGGTTTGAAGAAAGCCGACCTAGACGGTGACGGCGACATGGAAACTGTCCGTGAAGCAGATGTGCCAAGTCTTGAAGAAAAGAAAGCCAAGCCAGACTACATTGATCTTGACAAAGACGGCAACAAGAAAGAAACCATGAAGAAAGCTGCCGCTGACAAGAAAAAGTCACGCAGTGCAGGCACGGCATTTGATCCAGAAGTTGCCAAATCAATGTATGCTCACAAAGATGACAGCAGTCGTTATGATGTCAAAGACACCGGCTATAGCAAGCGTTATACTCGCAAGGCAGAACCTGAGACCGACCAGGATGACGAAGTGGCCAGCGACGCACCAAAGAAAAAAGGTCGTCCAGCAGGTAGCAAACGTGCTATTGGAGCCAAAGGCCCAACAGGCAAGAGCAAGTTGATGAAGAAAGATGCTATCAAAGAAATGGATAGCGTGGCACTCACAGACAAAGGTGAATATGATCAAGAAGGCGACATGGCCAAAGATCAACTACATACCTTGGTCAAGGCTGCCAAAGAACTACATGGTATCCTGGCTGATGATCAAAACTTGCCAGAGTGGGTGCAAAGCAAGATTACCAAGGCACTTGATTATATCAAGGTAGCCAATGACTACATGGATCAAGAGCGTCATGACACGGACAACATGAAACCTGTGGCAGAAAAAGCAGTCAGTGTAGCACAACGTAGAGCCGCTGGTATTGCACACGCCGCACAAAAAGGCGAGATACCCAAGAGTGAATTACGTGGTGCTTCGAAAGAAATGGCCAAGATGCCCAAAGGCGAATTGAAGAAATTTGCCAAGACCAAAGAAACAGACTTGCCAAAAAAAGTCAAAGAAGCCGATGCCGAAAGCAAACCAGCCAAAAAAGGTGGATTCCAGTTTGGCAAAGGTGTTTACGAAAGCATGGACAATAAATTCAAGCAGGCATTGACAGAAGGTATGAATATCAGTGTAAACATGAATTCTGGTCCAGACGGACAACCTACAAAGAACATCACTGTTTCAGCTGACGGCGACGACGCCGAAGCCTTGGCCGCTCTGTTAAAAATGGCTGGTATTGGTGGACACGGTGAAAGTTGTGACACCTGTGGCAAAGCACCCTGTGGTTGCCAAGAGTTAGATGAGAATAGTCCAGACTGGCCAACCAACACAGAAACAAGTGATGATGCACTACAGTACAGCGGTGGACTCAATGGTCCCAAGAGCACAGGTCAGACCACAGTTCCTGTGATTGCCAGCCAACTGCGCAGACAAGTTAGCATGGAAGAAAGTGTTGAGCTTGAGCGTAGCTTGTTTAAACTATATCAAAACTACAAAGCACAATGAAAAGTCTAAAGGAATACATCGCCGAAAGTCGTGAATGGATGTCAACACCTGCCGAAGGTGATGACTTTGCGTTTGAATTACCTGATGAAACCATCTGCGAAACCTATATCATTGAAGTAGCCGACGACTGTATTCTCCTGGACTCTACCCCAGAGATCAATGCTGCCTTGGCAGAATGGGCTGCATTAGAAGACACTGACGAAGGCGAATCGGGCGTGATCATGGAAACCATGGGCTATGGCAGTCTTGTAGGTGAAGAAGATGATCTCTACGCACAGTTGCGTAAAGATGCTGCCGCAATGACCGCACAGCAAATGACATCTAAATCTTCTGCGCCCAAACCTGGATTTATGGCGCAGGTCGGCGACAAGATCATAGGTGGAGTCAAAGGTGCTGCCAAAGGATTTGCAGGAGGCACAACCGCTGTAGAAGAAGGTGCCATGAAAAAAGAAATGTATACGGCTGCACTGGACATGAGCCTGGAGCAGTTCAAAGACCGCTACGGTG